AATTTAAAATTTCAGCATCATAAATCTTATTTTTAATATTATCTTTTGTAAAGTCGATAAGTTTTGGCGCGTTCTTTCCGCCCCATACTTCTTTGCGAAGCTGATAATTTAAAAGTCTTGATGCAACATATTGATATTGAGGCTTTTCTTCTGAGATCAAACCAGAAGCAGCTTCAATCAAAGTGTTATGGATGTCTTTAGACGATATGCCGTCAAAGAAAGAAAGGTTAGCGTTCATTGCGACTTCTTCAAACGAAGTGTCGGCAATGCCAGTGCAAGCCCATTCCAAAACTTTATTAATTTTATCAGCGTCGAACTTTTCAATTTCTCCGCTTCTCTTCTTTACAGTCATTAATTTTTTCATAAAAAGTAAAATAGGGTAAATGATTTTACATAAAAATCATTACAGGTTCTAAAGAAAGTTGTGCCAAGAATTTATTTGTAACTCTTAACAAAACTAAGTGTATCCAATCTGAATCCGTTTGTCAAGTAAAACGCTTGAACTCTAGGATCTCCACCGTTACACATGTACGAACAAGAAAAATAATCTATGTCGTTTTCAGCTACGAAGTTTTCCGCCGCTTGAATAACTTTAAAACCACCTCTTAAAGTAGGTTTAACAGAGATCCAAATAACTTCATTCAGTCCTCTTTTGGCACAAGTCCAATCAACGCTGACTAACCCAGCAAATATAGAGACGGGTTCATTTTTTTCAAAATATACAAAAATAGCAGCGTCATTTTTAAATGTTAAAATCATTTGGCAAAGCTGGGACTTCAAGTGATCGAAGTCCCAATTGCCAGCTACATGCTTTTGCTTATCACAGATCTTTTTTAGAAATGGACTTTTTTCCATTTCATTCAAGATGCTTCTAAGCTTTGTGGCGCTGGAGATTCTTTCAACCATTTTTACTTTAGAAACTTTAGAAGAGTGCGAGCTTCTTTTGCGGGAACGTCTGACCAAGACTTCCACTCTTTTGCCGCTTCATTGCGATAAGTTTCTTCCTTCCACAATTCTCTGAGCCAAGTTTTAAAATCCACGAACTCACCACTAGAATAAATATCCGTAAACTTCTTTTGCAGAACGCCTTGAGGAGAAACGTCGGCAGATCCTTCATTAGCCGCAGGAGCTTTCGTTCCGTTGCCTTTTGCAATCTCGTCTTCGCCAACGATATGAATGCCAAGATAATTGCGAACAGCCCTGACAAATGCACGATTGGCGGCAATTGTTTCCAAAAACTTCTGACCAAATCCATCCGTGTTATCAAATGTAGCATTGGCTACATCCATAGTATTAATAGAAGACCAGCTTTCATCTCCATCAAGCTTATTTGTCGTTTCAAAACTATTGATCCAATCAATTTGGCATGTAGCGACAACATAATCCTTTTCCAACTTTGGAAATTGAAAATGAACTCTGGTATAGCCACGAAGCTTGGCAATCTCTTTAATGCCAGCAAGTTTAATCAAAAGCTGATCGTCTCGCAAACCTTCGCCAGTTTCTGGCACTGGCATATTGCGGCGGTTGAACCAATCCTTGTTTGGATAAAGATGGGCGGGGTTAACCATTGCTCTCCAATCAATTGAGCCGTCTTTCTTAAAGATATGATTTACGCCAATTAAAAGCCCGCGCTCATCACGAATTGTGGGCTTGCTCTGCTTTGTGTTCTGCTGTTCAGTTTGATTTTGATCGCTCATCTTTGTAGATATAAAAATGTTCAGCATCTTCCCAGAATAAAGTGTCATTTGGGACTGGAGACGCTTTTGTGAATTTAGGAATATCTTTTTCCCAGAAAAGCTTGCAACTATAAACTTTTCCATCGGAAAGAAGAATCTTCTCTGATTCGAACATGTGGTTTTTATCTACATTGTCAAGAGTTTTGATTTCGTTTTTTTGAAAAACTTCATCTTTTGACAAGCCAAAATCAAAAAATATTTCAGCAAGATCATTCCATTGAGCGTTGTCATCTGCTACTAGCGTAAAATTTATCCCTAGCGATTTTAAACTTTCAATATAATTAATATTTGTATTTTTGTCAACGATAAACATCAATGCGACAATTCGATCCTTAATAGCCGCAATCAAATTTAAATTAATTTCTTTATTTGTGATAAGGTTTATATTGGTAATTTGACAAATTTGTTGCAAAATTTTTTCATTAAAATGGTAATCCATTCTAATGTTACATATTTTATCTTTTAATATTTCAAGTTTTGGTAATGAGTTTGGAACAATTTCTATTACTGGCTTATGACAGTCTCTACCCATAAAAATTGTTTCGACTTTATCAAGATCATTTTTTATATTTAATTGATCTAATACGGCTTTTGCAATTTTTTCTGGCTTAATAGTATTTATGTTTTTCTTTTCTTCATTAAATGAAAAGGATGGTTTTCCGTAAATAGCCCAATCTGGCTCAATTAAAACTTGGTTATCTGGATTCCCCCAAACTGGGGCAGAGTTTTGAGCGTAACAATACGAATACAAAACGACCATTTTTTTATCGAAATAACTAGCAAAATGGACGGACAAACTGTCTACTCCAAGATACATGGAGCTATTTTTTATGATATACGGTAGATGCTTTAGGCTAGTTTTCCCTCTAAAATCTAAATCACATCCAGCTACAGATTGATCTGTAGGAAGCCCAACATGAACAATTTTATAATCTGGGGCGTATTGCTTGATAAAGCGAAAAACTTTAGACCAATAATCATACTGTCTTGAGTTGCCTTTGCCGCTAGTTTGAAAAACTATGTATTTATCCAGTGTTATTGGATAATAATGCTCAAAAACAAACGGTTTATCAATTTTTACTCCGCAAGATAATGCGTATCTATTTAATATATGCATTTTAATTTTTAATATTAAGTTCTATTTTATCTTTGCCGTTATGCTGGTAATCAAAAATCTTTTGCGTTCCAATGTGCGGAAGATATACGATATCAAAATATCCAGAGTTTTTCCCATGTCCTTCCATAGTTAATATATTTTCCATATATGGATGAAAAAGCAAAACTTTATGAACGAACTGGTTGCCATGCAATAACTCCGCGTATTCAGGCTTGGTGGAAAAATAAATATTATAATCTGGGTATAATTTTTTTATCGAAGGAAGTAGAGATGTAGACAAAAATACATCTCCAGCGCTTTCTGGCATAACAAAAAGAATTCTTTTACCTTGATCCGACTTATCTAAAACATCAGATAATTCTACTTTTAAGCCTTCGTTATTTTCTTTGATGGCGACTTGCTTAAAATAATTTAAAATGGCATCCCTTGACATTCCATTTTTTAATTGCTGTTTCCAATGCTTAAATCCATCATCATTTTCATCTAGATTTACTTTAAGAATATTTTTGTAAAGATCGATTATCCAAGAACTATCATCTTCAGTTTCGAGCGGAATATAATTTGGATTTCTTGGCTCAAATTTACTGTCGTAATTCCAAGGAATATTTGGAGCGGAGTCTATGATTTGCTCTAGCTTTTTCCCGATAACCTCTGCTGAAAGATTTTCTAAAACAAACTTTTTGGCCATTTGCCCCATTTTATTCTTTTCGGCTTCTGGCATCTTGTAAACAACTTCCAATTGGTGAGCGATTGATTCTGGTAAAGTTGTTGCCTTAATAAAATTTGTTCCTGGTTCATAGTAAGGTTTCCAGTCAAGAGGTAAGCCTCCGCTGTCTTCTTTACAAAAGTCTTCGCCGCAGGAGTAGTTTGTAGCAAGGGTTATTAATTCTGTAAGCTTAGCTTCTGTTATTGGGATTTCTTGCCCTCCGCTTGTAAATGGATGGCAGTAAACATCCATTAAATTATAAATCTCGTTAAGCTGAGTTTCGTTGACTCCATGAGTAATATTAGTTGTTTCAACTGAATCTGGACTGCCGCAAAAATTACATTTGATCTTCTGGCCGCAGAATGGTTTAATTTCATACTGCTTGCATTTTTTACAAAAATATGTGGTTAAAATATCATTATGATTTATACCATTATCTTTGATTAACTGATTAATATCCCAACCTTCTGACCAGTGTGTATGAAGTAAAAGTTTAGCATTACAACTCGGATTCTTTTGCTTGAAAAGTTTAAACCCTTGAAGCAGATTTGGTACGCTTTTTCTTAATTGATTTCTGAACACGAACCCAATGATGAATTCTTCATTGAGGCTGAATTTATTTCGTATAGATTTTTTTTCAGTTGGGCTTAATTTACAAAACGACTTAGTTTCAGTAGCTCCTCTTAATGTTTTTACAGAGCCCTTTAGATATCCAAGTCTTTCGACCTCCCTTTCCGCAAAAGAAGACCAAGCGTAATAATGTTTTACTTTAGGTATGATTCTTTTTGCTTCCGCATAAAGAGGAAGAGAGTCAAGCGTCGTCCAAATCATGCAGTTTTCATTCCACCACTTCCTATCTACTAAAGGAGATAAGCCCCAAATATCTTCTATACCGATATAAAAATCTGGCTTAACTTCTTTAATTAAATTATCTATTTCCAATAGACCATAGGCTGCATTTCTTGTCTGATTTGGATCGCTGGAAATAGCTTGAAGTTTTGACAAGCTAGGTAAAGTGCCATAAGCCTTCCAAGGCAAAGACTTTAATTCTTCGAAATCTTTGGGTTTACTATTAGCAAATTCTACAATGTTGTATTTGCCAGTTTTGTAAAGATAACGAAGAACATTTTTCATGTTCTTGCCGAATCCCGTGAACATTCGGCTATAATTGCTGTGAAAGACTACGGTTTTTTTCATTCTGAAATTTCGAATACTTTGCGAAGATAATTTTCCATATATTGGGCAATAAGTTCTCCTTCGCCAAGCTCAAAACCAATCAAGAATGATTGCTCACCTTTTTTGATTGAAAAAGAAAGCGCGCTGTCTCCATTCTTCTTCTGATACGGTCCAAACATGATTGATGTATTTGAACCTTGATAAGCGTGAACAGTAGAAAATTTGGAGCCAGTTCTGACTGCCCTAATAATAGATGCCGCCTCAGTTTCGTTAAGTTTAAGAGCGGCGGTCTTTTCTGGATTCTTGGCGTTTTCGCTGAATGAACCCTTGCGACTTTCTTCGTTCCAGCCAGCTTGTTTTACAAAGCTAACATAGAGATTAAGACCTTTTTCGTTTGCGTCTTTCGGGGGAGAAACGTTAAAAGAGACTGCTGTTCCTGTATTTGACTTGTTGGGTTTATAAAAATTAAGGCGCATAAATCATCGTTTAAGGATGATATACGCGCCCTGATGTTTTTAAACTATATTTTAGCCTCTTGAGGGATAAACTCCTTGAATGCAAATTACCTGTCTTGGAAGACCAAGTTGGCTCCAATCAACCTTAACTCCATCTTTGGTTGGTCGAAGATCTGGAAGAGCAAACGTAGACCTGCCGTCTCCCCCATACGTTGTACCCAAAACGGAAAATAAGGCAGTGTTTGGATTTATTTGAAGAATTTGGCCGCTGCAATCTGCATACCCTCTTGGGGCGAAATTACCGGCGAAAGTTGAAATTGATCCTAAGATTTCGTCTGATTGGCTCATATTATTTATTCTATAATAACTTTAGACATGGTATTTTCATCCTATTTTATGTCCAGATATTAATTAAAGTTTAATGATTTGATGACAGTAGGTGGATTTTTTTGAAATTCAATATGGCCCGATAATTGTTCTTGGAAAACTTCTAGCGCAGTTTTAGGAAAATACATTCCGCTTTGAGTAAGTTTGTCTGTCACCCATCCAATAATATCGTCTTTAGAGATTTGGCTAAATTCAATAAAGCCACTGCTGTTAGGAGAACCAAGCTCTGCCATCCCAATTCTATCTGAAGTCCAATACGGGACAGATCCGCTTGGGAAATCTCCTGTTTTAGCTTCAGATGCGGTGAGTCTCCAATGGACGATTCTAACAACGTCAGTCATCCCATTCTCTGATGGAACGCACTCTACTGACGGGAATTCCCAAGAATAGTTGATCATAAATTATTCTATAATTACTTTTGAAACGTCATTTTCGTCCCACCTCGTCTCTTCCATAGAGCCTTCTGACTTTTTCTTTTTACGGCGATACTGCGAATAGCAAATAGCGGCCCTTTGCTTTTGATTGGGGTATTCTTTCAGCATTGTTTCTGATGACATGCAAGATGAGATAAATTCGTCTTCTTCTTGATTTTTCTTTGGTGTTGGTAGTGGCATATTATTTTTTTGTTGTTACTGTGTTTAAACCTTTTTGAACCGTTACTTTGTCGCCATCTACCGTGACGCTCATTGGCTCTTTAGACTCCTCAAGATTTTTAATTAAGGAATTAATAATTGAAATTTCTGGCTTCTCTTCTTTTTCTTTAGTAGATGTTATACCAGCTAACATGGTAATTAATGCCATTACTGCTGTTGACACAAGTCCTATAACAGCAGGAAGGGACTCTGATGGCAAATACGCGCTAGATAAAACACCAACAACGACTAAAACAACGATACATGGGATAGCAACTTTACCTATAAATTTAGACGCGGTTTCCTTAGCTGAAGAAGAAGCTTCTATTTTTCTGATTTCAATATCAGCTTTAGTTCTTAAAATATGAGCATTTTGCTCTTCTTCTTGAAATGTCATATTAAATATTACACAAAAAAACCCACAGTTTCCTGTGGGTTTAGTGGTTATCGGGCTGAGTATGTTCGCCCCTGAAAGGTCACGGCTTTTACTTGTCTCTTAGCGATGTTTCGATATCGCCCAGTGTTTCGATCACGCACCGAAATCAGCGCGGGGCCGAAATTAACAAGTTGAGCATTAATGCTTTCAGAGCTAGTCTGAAGCCCGAAAAAGCGACCAGCAGTGTTTGCGATCACCTTGAGTGCAGTATTATTTTTTGTTGACATAGGTTTTACTATTTCCACAGATAGTAGAAGTCTCTTATTAATTTGTCAAGTGTTTTTGAAACAAAAAGTTTATTGGAAATGTCTTCGTAGCAAGCCTCTGATTGATTAATCCAATACTTTAGCTTTGATGGATTTTTAATTCCGAAAGTTATATATTCAGATATAATTTTTGAATTAAAATAAGCAAAGTTAAACAGCCTTGATTGCTCTTTGTACTGATAAAGAACCTTCGCTTTTTCCTTGGGCAAAAGATCAACAAAAGAATCGAAAACTGAATCAGAGCAGTTAAGAGTTTGTTTGGCAAGCCAAATGTCTAAATAGATATTTGCATTAGCGGCGTATTCAAAATTAACAAATTTAAAATTGTCTCCAGTATAAATAATGTTATCTAAAGATAAGTCAAAATGCGCTAGACCACAATGATTTATGTTATCTTTATACTCTTGTCTAAACACAGCTTTTGCTGACGCAAATAAATCAACGACTGGATATGTCTTAAAGACCATCATGCTTTCTCTTGGCAAAAGAGAATTAAAAGTATTTATAGTATTATCGGCGCTTCCTAATTTTACAGAATGCATCTGACTAATACTTTTAGCGAAAGTCCTGTGCAAATTTAATTTTGGACTTAATGGATAATTTGAGATGTCTGACAAAAACCTGCCACTAGGTATTTCAAAGCAAATATAGTTAAACTCGTCAGACTCTGATGAGTGGCATATTATTTTAGGATGAAAAGAAAAATTATTACTCCAAAGATCTTGCCAAAAATTAGGCATATCTGGAGACAAGTTTATCTTTAAAAGATAAGGCTTGTTTTCGCTAACAATTAAATAACAATCATATATGGGATGAACGTAATGCTTCAAACATTGGCTTATTTTACTACCAATTTTCTGTTCTACAGAAGCTTTAACTAAAGCTAAAAGCTCCTCTTCTATTGGAAGAAGGGTCTTTTCATGCTTTACAACTTGCAAATGATTTCTTGGTCTTTCCATCTAGTTTCAGATCATTCTCCACGACGGATACTTTGATATGATTATAGTTATTAATAGCCAAGATATCTACTATCTTTGTTTTTATTTCGTTCTCTATGTAAAAAATAATTTTTCTAGCTCCAGTATTGGAATCGTTAGTCTTATTTAAAATAAAACTTACAGTTTCTGGGGCAAAATTGATATCGATTCCTTTTTCCTTTAAAGAGTTTTTAATTTGATTTAATTCAAAATTAATAATATTAACTAAAGCGTCTTGGCCGAGTTCATCAAATACGATAATATCATTTAGCCTCGCCAAAAATTCTGGCCTAAAAAACTTTTTGAGATTATCAAAAACTGTTTCTTTGGACGGCTTTTGATTAACAACTGCTCCAAATCCCATTCTTTTATTATCAGAAAATTGAAATCCAACATTACCAGTAAGAATAATGATGCAATTTTTAAAGTTTAGTTTTTTGCCGTTTGAATCAGTCAGTTCTCCATTGTCCATCACTTGAAGCAAAATATTTATTACATCTGGATGCGCCTTTTCGATTTCATCAAATAGAAAGACTGACGATGGAGACTTATCTAACTGCTTCGCTAATACATTACTTTCTCCGTAGCCAATGTAACCAGGAGGAGATCCTATTAGTTTTGATACTGAATGAGCCTCCATGTATTCCGACATATCAAGCCTTACCAAGCTTGCTTCTGAACCAAAGGCTTGCTTCGCTAATGTTTTAGCTAAATGAGTTTTCCCAGATCCAGTTGGGCCAATAAACATGAAATTGCCAAGCGGCCTGTTCCCAGATGAAAGCCCAAAAGATGAGCGCAGAACGCAATCGCTAATTTTCTTTATAGCTTCGTCTTGCCCAAATACATGCTTTTTTAAGTTATTAAAGATATTTTTTAAATCGGATGACTTGTCAGTGTTAACGTCTATTATCGATCCAAGTTTATCAGAGACAACGTCGTACAAATCTTTTTTCTTTGCCGAGTGCTTCTTATTGGTAACTTCATCGTACCAAATTTGGTACATATCATTGTATTCTTTCAGCAAAGGCTTTAAGTATTGATCCTTCGTGTCATCAGAATCTAACTTATTAAGCTCTGCCAGAATCCGTTCTCTTATTTTAAATTCTTCTGGCCGAGCATAAGATTTAATTTTTACCTTAGCTCCAACTTGATCTAAGATATCTATAGCTTTGTCTGGAAATCGTCTGTTGGTAATATACTTAGAGCAAATTTTAACTATGTCTTCAAGAAGTGAATCTGGATAAGTAATCCCGTGGAAGTTTTCGTAATACCCTTTAACTCCTTTAAGGATTTTTAATGTATCTTGTTCCGACGGCTCTTTAATATAAACCATTTCAAATCTGCGCGTCATCGCAGTATCTTTTTGAAAATACTTGTCATACTCTTTTTGAGTGGTGGCTCCAATACAACTTATATTCTCATTAGACAAATAAGGCTTTAAAATATTAGCACTATCCAACGAACCTTCGTCGTTACCTAAACCTATAACAGTGTGAATTTCGTCAATAAAAACTATAACATTTTCAGCTTGTTTGATTTCTTTAATAAGCTTATGGAGTCTTTCTTCGAATTCTCCGCGCAACTTTGTACCAGCCAAAAGAGCCGTCAGATCAAGCTGCATAATAGTTTTACCCATCAAAAATTCAGTGCATTCTCCGGTGATAATGCTCTTAGCTAACAAGCCAACTACTGCGCTTTTACCAACGCCAGATTCTCCAACCAAAATGGCGTTTCGCTTTTGCTTTCTGCAAAGCACCTCTGAAATTTGTTTTACTTCTTGATCTCTAAATTGAATAAGATCAAAATCGCCGTTTGCTGCTTTAAGGTTATAGTCGATGCAGAAAGCTTTAATAGCGTTAAACTCAGACTCCTGATTGTTTGATGAGATCTTCTGGTTAGGCTTTTTAGTTGGATTAGAAAGATTTTTACATTCAGTCTGAATCTTTGATGCCAAAAATGACACATCAATTTCAAATTCACGAAGGAAGCTTTTTACTAACGCAGAGTGGCTAATTGCCGAAAAAAACAAATGTTCGACTCCAGTGTAATTTTGACCAAAATTCTTTGAGATTTTAGGAGACTCATTAATAACCTTCAATGACTCTGGTGAGAAATCACTCTGTAAACCTCTTTTTTTAGAAGTTTTCTTGGGGAGCTTTTTTTCTAAAGCTTTTTGCAATTCATCTACAGACACTTCCATGCTTTTAAAAGCAGACATTACAATCATTGAGTCAGCTTTAAGCAGAGCCAAAAATAAAAAGTCTGGAGTTATTTCGGCAATATTATTTTGCTGGCCGATTTGCTTTGCAACGTCCAGTACCCTTTTAGCTTTGGGTGTGAAATTTGTGTCTTCCACTGTATTCATTTTACACTTAAGATTCGATCTGTGATAACTTTGTGTATATCTTTTCTGTGAGGATTGTCAAGCCATTTAGGAAAATTGAATCATCGGCTTTGGAGCCGTAAACGATGACGATATCATCTTCTTTAGGGGTTTTCCCACCGCCTTCGTAGTACTGCGTAAATTTATCATCTCTTCCTCCGTCTGTCAAGCGACAGACCATTTGCCCATATTCATCTGAAATTTTAACAAATAAATATGGACGCCCAGCCCTGCTGACTTTTTTCTTAGCTTCTTTAACGACGCCAACCATTTTTACATTTTGTCTAAGATCTACTAGAGAAGCTTCGTAGGTAGTATGTAGGCGATCTTCGCCATCACTAAAAACTTCTTTTAATTTATAAGTATAGCTATAACCAAGAAGCCGCTTTTCAAAAAACCAATTAGCGAACTTCTCGTATTTTTTATTCATATCATAAATCTTTTTGTATGGCTCATACTTCTTTTTAAATGTTTCGTACCTGCTTTCTTTCATGAAAGGCTTACCATCATCTCCAACTGATTTGTTTTTAACCGCATCCGCAATAATATTAAGGACATCATAATTAAATTTAGAGCCCAACAGTTTAACATTTCTTTTCTCTCTGTCTGACAAAATATTATAGCTCTGAGCCTCAAGAACAAGTCTACAACGCTTCTCACTAAAACTAGATAGAGTCCCAGCTTGGATTAAAGCGGATAGAACTCCAATATTAACTCCAGCCTCTTTGGCTCCATCAAAACAATCTATCTTATTGGCAAACTCTGTTTCTCTAAAGTTAAGAAGATTCTCTAAAACTTTATCGGAAACTCCCTTAATTGCGTTTAGTCCAAATCTAATATTGTTGCCTTCGATTTCAAAATCAGCCTTTGACTTTGAAAGGTCTGGAGGAAGCAAACGGATATCAAAGAATTGAAGTTCTTGCGAGATTGTCTCAATTTCTTCGTGCGGATTGGGTTCATGCTTTGAGGACTTGAGCAAAGCTAAAAAGAATTCTTTTGGATGATTAAACTTTAAATAAGTAGTTAGTGCAGAAAGAGTTGCATAAGATACGGCGTGAGAAGCATTAAACGAATAGTTCGCACTATCTTCGGCTACCTTCCAGAGAACATCTGCAACGGCTGGATCAAGATTATTAGCAGCAACTTTCTCGCGAATCTTCTGCTGCCAAGCTGGCATCTCGCTTACTTTCTTTTTGCCCACTATACGACGCACTGTCTCCGCTTCATCAAGAGTAAAGCCCACTTTAACGATCATTTTCATCAACTGCTCTTGAAAGATTGGAATGCCGCCAGTTACATTTAAAATGTCGTCGAAGAATGGATGAACAGACTGAGAATCGCCAGTTTGAACATATCTAGCGTATTGATCAAGGAAGTCCAGCGCGCCTGGTCGAGCGAGGGACAGGACGCAAGCAAGCTCAAGCATATTCCTAGGCTTCACTTTCTTACAGACATGAAAATTTGTGTTAGCTTCGATTTGAAATAAACCTTTTGGATTAGACAGGTCTTGTAGGAACTTGTAAGTTGAAATATTATCAAAGTCCAAATTCTTGAAGTCTAACCCTAAACGCTGGCAGGTATCATAAACTACAGTTAAAGTTCTAAGGCCGAGAATATCAAACTTAACTGTAATTTCCGATACGTTATTCATGTCGTAGGCGGAAACGATTTCACCATCTCCAGTCTTTTGGAGAGGCATGATATCTTCATTATTGTAATATGAAATTGATATGCCAGATGGGTGAACTCCAGTATTTTTATTTAAGCCTTCAATTTTCTTAGCAATTTTAAATACTTTTGGATTTTTATCACAAAAAGCTTTAAACTGTTCGCTTTCGTCATAAGCGTCTTTGAGGGCGAAGACCTTACCAAATTGCTTTGGAATTACATCACTAACTGCATTAACCTCGTCTTCTGACATCTCGCCGACAATCTTACCGCACTCTTTAATGCAAAGTTTACCAGTAAGTGTATTCATGGTAAGAATCTTGCAAGTCTTACCGGCGTACTTTGTTTTAATATAATTAATAACATCCTGACGCTTAGAAAATTCAATGTCATTATCAACGTCAGGCATCAGAGAACCGTCAAGATACGTCACGCCATCTACAACGATCTTTTTAGCGCGACTCTTTGAAACGAAGCGCTCAAAGAAAAGTCCGTTCTTGATTGGATCAACGTTTGTAACGCCGATCAAAAAAAGAACGAGAGAGCCAGCCGCAGAACCACGGCCATAACCAGTAGGAATGTTATGTTCATGAGCGTAATTAAGAATGTCCCAATTAAGCAGAATGTAATCCACGAAACCAAGTTCGTCAAATACCGCCAGTTCGTATTTTGCTCGTTCATAATAATCTTGTTTATTTTGTAGTTTATCTATGCCCTTTGTCTTGACAGCCTTTAAGCAAAGCTGTCTTAAAAATTCAAAGTTAGAAACAGATGGATTAATATTAAGAGACTCATAGTATTTAGAGTCAATCTTAATCTCTGGCAAGCGAACACCAGGAGGAACTGGATGTTCATATTTTTGAAAACAGTTTAATAGATCACTCATATATCTACCCCCATGATAAGCTTGCGAAAAATCTTATAATTCATTGTGATATCGTACAGCGCATTGTGCAGTTTTGATGGATCATGGTCAATACCAAAATGCCTTAAAAGAAAAGCTTGATTAGTTTTAAGTCCCTTTTCTCTAAAATTCATTAGCTTCATTTGCCAAGAAAGGGTATCTCCAGAAGGTTTAATATCTTTAAATAAAGCAGTCGCAAGGGCTTTTGTATCTACAATCCGAGTCAAAAATGACCAATCATTTTTTACTCCAATAGTGTTCATCAACACATTAATAATATAAATATCGTAGCCCAAAAGATTTTGTCCAACAAGAATATTCTTTTGGTCGTATAGATATGGTGCAAATTTTTGCCAAACCTGCATGGGCTCTTTTGCATTTTGCAAATAAAAGTCTTTATTAAAATTAGTTATTCTGGCAGCATCTTCTGAAACATTCAAATCATTGAATAAAATATATTCATCGTGCTGCTCAAGAATATTATCGCCCTGACAAACTATCCATGAAAGTTGCCAAGGGCGAGATGATGTTAATGACAGCCCTTCTGTCTCGGTGTCAAAAACAACATACTTTTGATTAATATTATGCTTCAATAAACCGTTCATGACATCTCCTTCCAAGATTCAAAGCAAAATTCTTTGCTGCCGCAGCCAGAGAGTTCTGGCGCTGAGAGACTTTGATTTTTACCCATATTACGATTACAAGCAATCTTATAAGTTACCCAAGCTTCATAATCGTCTCTATTTTTATAATAGATAGATTTAACGTTTACCTTTGGAACATACTTTGATGAAAGAATTTGAGCGATTTCTTTATCAAACGGGAGCTTATTATCTTCTATAAAATAAACTGCATCTTTCTTGTCAAGCGGAGAGGGAATGCAATTACTAAAATAATGATAATTATTCCAAATATAAGAGTCGTAAAATGGAAAACATAGCAATACATTGTCTGTTAATTTTTGACTTAGATCATCACTAGAAATAACTGATTCTTTTTCAGTATTAGCGAAAGTATAAATTTTATTTATATCTTTGAATCCCTGATCATTTAGTGCAAAAAGAACTACTTTGCTTTTTGAAGTCTCGACGGACTCGTAATTATTGCAAATACTGATCCTAAGTCCAAACTTTAAATGGATGTCGTGCTTTTGACAAAGCTTAAAAGCAGTAAGAAAGCCAGTTAACGAATCTTCTACCAGATGGAGTTCTTTTAGACCGTTATCTTTGACTATTGAGATAATGCTGTCCGGTCCATCTTTCTTTTGCTTTTCTATTTCTGCGAGAGTTAGAATACTTTTTCCCGTAGAAAAGTGAGACTTAAATAGCGGTATCATTACCACATCTTACTGCCTTTGTCTAGGAAGTCAAGTGTTTTGGGCAACCAAGATACGTTTCTCTGGTAACTTTTTCTCCATTTTTTAAAATCTTAAAAGCTTCGTCTTTGTTTTCTTCAAAAAATGTTTTAATTATTTTGTTATCCTTGTCTCTAAGAGCGTAATAATTAAATCCAAATTTAAATGGACAATGCCACATCGGTTTGCCGTCTTTTTTAAGATGCCCTTTGTACTTTGCAAACCCACATGCTAATTTCCCGCTAAAAGATCCATCTGAAGGCATAGGCTTATCTGCGGCAAAATTAGAATAAGCGTCAGACTCGCTAAAGTTATCCACTACCTTTTGGACTTCAGTTAAATGGTTCTCGAAATCAGATAAGGCTGATTTATCAAGAGGCTCCATTTTTAATAAGCCAGAATTAGAAGCTCCCTCCTTTAAATCGAACTTTAGGAATAAAAATTCCATCTGCACCTTATGCTTGGGATCAAGCTTTTGAGACGCTAGGGTATACATTAAATGCTGAAGATTGTCCTCGGCATCTTTACCAGCGAATACCGCTTTGCTGGTCTTATAGTCTCTCACAATAGAGGTTTTGTCGCCATACATGAACTGGCGGTCGATAAAACCTTTAATTCTGTATTTTTTATTCTTTTTATCAACTGTAATATCAAAGTCTCGTTCTTGAATATCTTGTGTTGGCTGCTTCTCAGAATCTCCCCAGAAGTCATATTTAAGCCCAACCAACGCCATATCTTTTATCAATTTAATATTTTCTTCGTCAGATACATTCAACCTACGGGCATGTTTGAAAACAAGCTTGCGGACAGATGGGATAACAAATATATCACTTGTTTCCAAAATGGAATCAACATACTTCTTTCTTTTTTTATTCGCGAGAACTTCTAGAACAGTATGAACTACATTGCCACGACTAGACCCATCATTAGGCGTATCTGGCAATTTTAAAACATAGCTGCACCAATAAGACCAGCTGCATTTCTCCAATGTCTTTATTCTGCTAGCTGACAGAGCTACATGTTTATTCTCAGCCAAGATGATCTAAAAGTTTAACGGCTCTCTCAATGAGATTCTCGGAGAACTTATTGGCAACTGCAATTTCATGAATACTTTTAATTTGCATTTCTTTGTTGACTCGCTTCTCGACCCATTCGGCAAAAAGACCACTTTCGCCTTCAATCTGGCAAATGTGCATGTCAAAGAAATCGTTTTTAACAGGAAGTCTAATCTCAAGTTTAAAGGGATCAAATATTGAGCATAGCTGAAGATAGCTTTTGCAAGCAGAGATTAGCCCATGATTGATATCACCTTCGTCGTCATTGTTTGAGGCTATAATAATCTTATCTGGGTCAAGAGCTACAAGTGCAGAACAAATCTTAGAAGAGATTCCGAGACCAAAAGTTACAATGGTATTTTTAAACCCTCTCTCAAAGAGAGCCATGCTATCGCCAATACTCTCTACGATAATAACAGTCTTTGTTTTTTCGATATCTTCTCTGATCTCTTCACGACCGTTTCTTTTAATATAAAGAGGGTACACCCAATCAGCACGCTTGCCCACATGTTTCCATTTTGGAAACTCAGACTCTTTATTCCAGAAAATAGCTCGTCCAGAAAATCCATGAATCTGACCAAACTGGTTATAGATTGGAAAAACTATACGTCGAAAAAGCTGTCCAGAAGTAGCGTATCCACACTTATAAAAATTTAGAGTGTCATCGCTGATACAGTTCTTTTGATAAAAGGAAAGTTCTGGCAATAGATTATTTAAAATATCTTCTGGATAAATCTTTTCCATTTCGATTTTTTCTTTTTGCTGTACATGGATGATATTTTGATAATCAAATTTTACATACTTATTTACTACATGCTCGTCTTTAGTATCAAGAGTAAGTTCAACAAGTCTTTGAAACGGATAACTTTTAGAGCCATTCGAAGCAAAATCAGTCCAGACTCCACTATTCTTGTAGATCTTTAATGCGGTTGAATTATCACCGCCGCGATATAAAGCGCTAGTTCTCCAGTAGTTTCCATAATCTTTAAGCTGGTAGCCCAAAGATTCAAGGGAGCTTTTTAAAACTATTGGATCAATTGAAGTTTGGGACATCGTCATTCTCATTTGATCCTTCTAGTCTAGTTGTTCCAGTATCAGCTTGATTTACGATGTCGCGAAGATCACCGCGTTCTTTGATATCAAAATTTTCAAATTGAAGATTGATAAAATTCTTTTTTAGAGTGCCATCTGGCATTCTTACCAACTCAACCGCTCCAGCCACATCAGATCCAAGAAAGCGATTCTTAACGAAGATGAGTTTATGAGATCCAAAATTTGGACCCTCGTCCTGTCTTTCATCTGCCGTCTTTGGCCTCAGAATAGCCATGTGAGAGCAATAATGGGTAATCCTATCTGACATTGACACGATACCTTCGTCGTCGTTAATCGCATCGGAATTACGGTTGGTGGTAATACCGCTTCGATTAGACTGAATTGAAGTGAACATGGTAATCATTGGCTTTTGATCCTGAACGACATCTCTCTGGATAGTCTTTTTAAACTTATTGAGCATGTCGCCAATAACTTGCCATTCTGGCTTATTGCCATCGGCATCGACTGAAGGTTTAATGTAGTCAAAGCTAAAGATCAAAGGGTTGCCGCGACCGATCTTAGAATAATAAAATCTCTTGAGATTATTAATCATTTGATCGCTAGTCATGCCTCCTACGTTGTAGTAATAAAACTTGAGGTTTTTTACCTTATGCCAAGTTGATCTAACCCTTTCAACAACATCTTCTCCAGCCTTGCGCCAAAGCCCAGTTTCAAGCAAATGCATTGGAACATGACTCAGCGCGGCACATTGACGCATGATAACTTCTTCTTTGCTCATTTCTCCATTGTCAAAATGAAGAACTGGAACATCATATTGAGCAGAAACTTTCGTAGTGTAATTTAACGCAAGAAGAGTCTTGCCTACGCCTGACCTAGCCACAACGACAGTAATATTACCGGGCCTAAGAAGTGATCCGTAAATCTTATTAACTGTGGGGAATGGACCCATGAAACCAAACTCAGTAATAGGGTTATTACCGCGCTCCTCAATAACAGACTCCATCTCTTCGAAGATGTTGACTGGTTTTTCTTCATTGTTCTCATAAATATTAATAATTTTATTAAATGTAGTGTCGGCTTCTTCAATAATCTTTTGATAGCTTGAATCTGGCGCCATCTTTTTCATCCTATCTGCTACATCAAGAGCGGACGCATGAATAGATCTACGAATTGAATACTTCTTAATTTCTTTAGCGGCTAATACAGCTGTGTTTTTATTAGTCTTTCGAACAGCCAGAGATCTCAAATAATCAAAAATATCGATATTGTCTTTGAAAGAAATACCAATCTCCTTGATTCTCTGAGCAATAATTATCTCATCGACTTTCTCATTTGACTCAATGCATTTTCTGATGATATGATAAATTGTTTTGTGAACAATTGTATCGTCAGAATAAAAATCTGACTCCGAGATGAAGTCGCAGACTTCTGAATATGTATCTGGGAACTGTAGCAGCCCAGCTAAGAACTGCTTTTCTACTTCTAAAGAATAGAGCATTATTATGTAATTTCAGTCTCTTGGTTGCAGAGATATTCGTCAAGTGCTTTTTTCAAGCCCAACGAAGTGACTACAGAATCAAATCTAGTAAAGATTTGAGGCGTTCCGTTTTGAGTGCAAATACAAAGAATTAATCCTTTGTAAGACTCTGCTCCTCCAGACAGCTCATAAATCTGATCAACCATTTCCATTGGAAATAGAAATTCTTTATCTTCTTTTTTAGATGGTGACATTATAAAATTATTCCTTGTTTTTCGAAAACGTCTTTGTCAATAGTGTCCGTCTCGTATATTTCTACCAGCTTTATACCATTTGTCAAGCAAAAATTAAGCTTTAAATCATCGCGCTTCAACTGAGATAACCAATTTTCACGGTTGTTGCTATGAAAATATGGGTTGTAGGTTTGATGCTGTTTTCCCTGAACCTCTACTGCGATCCTTTTATTTGCATTATAAATGTCTAAAGAAAGCCTAGTGCCAACGATCCTAAGCTCTTCAAACACAACATCATGTCTCCAATAGGAGAATAAAAATTGTTTTACTCTCCATTGGATATTACTTTTTGATTTAGCCTCCCAATTAATAATATATTTTTTAGCATTCCTGAGAAGCTTCTCTTTGCCGTTAAGTGTTTTGAATTTCATTTGGCTTGGAGAAGATCATGTCTACAAAATACTTATGTAAAAAGTTAACAAGTTTTGCATCCGACTCTACAAACTCAAAGATTGCGTTTTCTCCTTGAAACTTCTCTGGAGCAGAGAAGCCATTCTCTTTTAAAGTTAACGAAAAGTCTTCCGCGACATAATACCAAGCTCCAGATCTAGTAACTAGCTCCCAGCGCATAAGCATGTCTACAATTTCTTTTTCCAGCCAAACTGACCTACCGTCAGATCTACCATATTTAATTGGATATTGGAACTTAACTTTGCTCTTTTCGTTTGGGCTCTTTTTTATTACGACTTTGCAGAAATGCCCAATGATTGGATTTTTAACTGGATCTGCCTTCTTAATAGAAGGGTCTTTGAGGATTACATCGCCTTCAAATCTAGGCTCAAAGTCAAAAATAAAATCAGCAAAGTGAAGAAGAGCATTGCCTCCGGTTGCGGAAGTCTGACGAATTGGAGCAGAGGTGTACGGGTCAATCTTTACATCGCTTCTAACTTGAGAGATAAAGATAGCCATATGGCCACGCTTTTGCAAAGCAATAGACATCCTCTTCATGAAGTCTGCTGCAAGAACGGCTCCTCCAGCTACCTTTTTTGATTCTTCAAACGTCTTATCCAGATCTCCTTTAGTAATAAGCCCATCAACAGAATCAAGAATAAACATATACTTATTCTTTTCCTCGTTGTGCATTACTAATTGGCGCATAGCATCAACTACCGTCTCATAAATATTGCATTCAAAAACAAAACAAGTTCCAGCTTCCCATTCGTCAGCGTCAAAGACAAATTTAACTCCAGAGCGCTTCATCATTTCTTCGGAGAGTCTTCCTTCGGCCTTGATGTAGAAGCCCTTTGCGCCTTCTACGGTTTTAAGAAAATTCTTCATCACTTCAAGCGCAGCTGAAGTTTTGCCGCCTTCGGTAAAGCCAACGAATCGATGCACACCAGGTCTCAGCCCTCCACCAGTAAGTAGATCAAAATTTAATGACCCAGTTGACACCTTGTAAGATACAACTTCTTCAAAATTATAATGGTCTTCCTTCTTGTTCTTTAAGAATGAATTTAAAACGCTCTTTGAGGATGCCGCTTCTGACTTAACCTCTTCTTCTTGTTTTGCTTTTTTGCTCATGATAAAAATTCTTTAATAGTTTTTTTAGTTTTAACTTCTGCGTCTTTGCCGATTTTCTCTTGTTGAGAAAGATCTTCTTTATGAAGACGAGTATAGTAAAATTCCTTGTGTTCAACGTCAAGTAACTTCGACTTCCAATCAGCAAACAAAAATGCTAGTGTTGGAAGTTTCTTTTCTTCTTGCAGTTGGGCGAGAAAGTCTATTCCGTATTTTTTTTCGAGTCTTTTTAAGAAGACCATCTCTTTTTGCCAAAATTTAACTGAAGCTCCTTCAGGAATTTCAACAAGATTGCCTATGATTTTTTTTCGATTAATCTTCGCCTTCATCTCCAGCCAACAAAACACAACTCCGATCTTTTGTCAAGAGTTATGATTTGTTTGAGGCAGCAGCAGATCCAAAATAAAATCCAGTTATTGCAATAAGGCACTGTCTAATTTCTGATGTAATTAAATTACCAGAGATTTCGACGAAAGCTTTGGCTGATTTATCTTCTCCAACTAAGCCTAAAATGCTACCGCCATTATCATAGTCAACCTCCATATAAGTAGGAATACCTAGAATAGCCATAACAAATGGAGATATAACGATAGAGAAAATTACAGATACCACAATAAATTGGCGAACCATTTTACCAACGTCGCCATCTCTTTTTGAAGCTTTGTCAGCC